TGACCGCGCTGGCGCATGGCCTGAGCAAGCCTCGCGCGGTCGTTGTGGCTGTGGCTGGATTGGCGAAGAAGCCCGAAATAGCTGTTCCCGGCCTCAAAAGTGTCGTCATCACCCAAGGTGTGAATCCGGGATATAGCGCTGTTGACCGTCCGAGCTCTTGTGGTCCGCCGCCATGGCTTGACCACAAAACCAACGAAGTCCACGCCACGTTCCACCGGCTGGATGATGGTTTTTCGGTCATTCAGACGCGCACCAAGCCGCTCGGGCAAGAACTCCCGGATCCTGCGGTGTGCATCGCCGAGCCACGCCGACGACTCATGCAGGATCACAAAATCATCGACATACCGGACGTAATGTCGCGCGCCGATCTGGTGCTTGCAAAATTGGTCCAAGGCGTCCAGGTGGACATTGGCGAAGAATTGCGAGCTCAGGTTGCCAATGGGTAACCCGGTATTGGCCGGCGAGCAAAGCAGCCTCTTGTGGGCTGGCACGCGGCCCATGAGCGCAGGATCGCCGCGGTATTGATACGACTGGCGCGGGTCATGGAACAAGATGGTCCTGGCCAACTCCAACCAGAAGGGTTCGTGCACTTTGGCCGCGAGCTGGGCAAACAGAATGTGCTTGTCGATCGCCACAAAGAAATTGGCAAGATCGAGTTTCAGATACCACGCAGGCCGGGCCCAGTTCTGGGTGATGGACCGGATACCGCTTTCCAAGCGTTTGGCGGCGTACAGCGTGCCCCTGCCGGGTATGCAAGCGCTGCTGCCGGCCACAAAGCCAGCATGGAAGCGCGGGGCTATCTGGTTGTACAGACGGTGATGAACAATCCGATCACGAAATTCGGCAGCCCAGACCTCGCGGTGCTTTGGCCTGGTGATGACAAAGCAGATGGATGGACCTGGGCGGTATTGGCCGGAAGAAAGCTCTTCGAACAGCTCGCACAGGTTGCGCTCCAGGGCTTGCTCGAAAGCAAGTGCACTGGAAGTGTTGCGCTTAGTCTGGCGGCAGTCCAAATAGGCCTGCAATAGCTGATCGAATGAGACTGACGATGAATCTGCTGACGGCGCGAGCCAGGGCCTCGTAGGACTTGTTGTTGTTGTTCTGGTTGCCGTTGTTGAAGTTCTGATTCCAGGCGTTGTTCTCGGAGTACTGCGTCGATTCGCGCCATCCACGTCGCCACGCCGAAGGCCTGAGCCGATCAGTTTGGAAACTGCACCGGACCGGGTCTGCGCTTGGGCAGCGGTATCCGTGATGTGCATGTCCGTGGCCTTGTGAGCCAGGGGCGCGACCAGATTCAAATTTCGCACGGGCATGATGACCTTGACCGTCATGCTGCAGGCGACAAACGAGCCGATTTAAGCCAGCCGCCGGCTTGCTTGCCAATGCTCTCGGTAAGCTGGATTGCTCCAGCCCAGAGCTTGGGCGACACAAAGCGCTTGTCATGGCTCAGGCGAAGCAACAGGGTTACGACTTCAAGGCGCTCGACCAACGCGATGATGTGCGGAGCCCTGCCCATACCCCGCGCCGCATTGGCGCGCCCGATCAGGACAAGGATTTCCACGCATTCCGTGTGAATCTTGCTGCCCAAGCTGGCCTTGAAGGCGCGCGGCATGTTCTGCTGCACGTCAGCTGCCAGACTCAAAAGGTCATAGCCCTGTTTGTAAATCGGGAGTTGGGTATGGAGTGCCATGGCTTAAATCAAATTCAAAAGGACTGAAGGCTTAAAGCGGAAATCTGCTGACGGCGCGAGCCAGGGCCTCGTAGGACTTGCGGCGGTCGTCCTGGGTGCCGTCGGTGAAGTCCTGACTCCAGGCGCTGCCCTCGGAGCACTGCGTACCCGTCCAATGCCACTCGCTCGTATCCAGCTTGTCCTGCAGATTTGCGTAAAGAAGCGCTGATTCAAACCGCGTTGGCAGGCGGGCACCGTTGCCCAAAGATTCGGCCCACTTGACGGCAGCAGCCCACGCCTGCTTTTTTTCGGGTACAGCATTGAGCAGCACCAGGTGGCCGTCCGGCTCGCCATCCAGACCACGGGAAAGACCGGCATACACGCCATCCAAACCGGGCCACGGCTCGCCGATCTTGGGGAACACGCCGACCTCGGGCGCGGTTCCAGCCGGCGGCTCATCGTCCGGAATGGACTTGACCATCAGACCTTCGATAAAGGCCTTGACGATGGCTGACGGGCCGTCTTGAATGTGAATGTTCACGGTGTTGATACGCATGGTTTGCTCCAGTTGAAATAAAGGATTAAAGGGCTCAAGCACTGAGTTGAATCAGCCTGACGGCGCGAGCCAGGGCCTCGTAGGACTTGAGGCTGTAGCCCTGGTAGCCGTGGCCGAAGAACTGATACCAGGCGTAGCCCTCGGAGTACTGCGTGCTTGACCAATACCAGCGCTGCTCGAAAGCCTCCGGGCCATCTTCACGGAAAACATCTGCCGTGGTCTGGATCGGGCTTTGCTCGGTGTATGGATAGCCGGCAGGGATGCTGCTGGGGTTGTCGCCGTCGCGGAAGCTGGCGGAGTTTTCATCCGTGCCAGGCTTCAGGTTGCGGTAGGCCAGCTCGAGCACGTCGCGGGCAGGAATGCACCAATCCTTGTGGCCATTGATTTCCAGCCCCAGGGCCCACTTTGCCAGCGGGCTGCCGGCTTCGGCCATGGCAACGGTGTTGTCCATGCTGTGAAAGCAGCTGGCGGCGTTGGGTACGTCGGTATAGCTGGGCAGCCAAATGGATTTCTTCTCGCCCAAAGCCTTGGGCGCCCAGACAATGGCGAACTTCTTCGTGCCCCCGTGGCTGTTGATGGTGCCGCCGTAGAACCCACCTTCAAAGGCGGTAGCGAATTGGGCTGGGACGAGGATGGATGGTTTGTTTTGGTTCATGGTGATCTCCAGATAGAGCTTGGTTGTGGATTGGTCAGGCCGATTCGGTGCTGCGGTCGAACAGCGGGCGCGGACGGTCTGAAAATGCTTGTGGTTCGGGAAACTTCTTTTCCATGGTTGTTGCTCCAGTTGGTTGAAAAAATTAGGCGGCTTGCTTGGCCTGGACGCCTTCGACGTGCTTGACGATCGCGGCGCAGATCAGGGTGAAATCAGACTCGCGGTAAAGCTTCGCGGCCTTGTCGGTTGCGACGTGGGTAAAGCCCAGCGCAGCCAGGTTGTCGGCGCTCAGGGAAAGCGGCGCCAAACGGGCATTGATGTCGCCGAGCTTGATGCGCTTGCCGGTATCCACTGGTGCGCGTGCGCGCATGGTGAGCACGTTGGCAGGCGTAAAAAGTTGGGTACTGCCACCACTTGCCACCCGTGCGTCACCAGCATTTGCCACCGGTTCCGACGCTCCCCGCTGGCCGGTCGGCTCGGCCTGTGCAGCGGATACGCTTCCGTTCTGGATTTCATGGCCGCTCGCCGTAGCAGCAGAGGTGGTGCGTTTACCCAATTCGTTCAAAGTAGCTTGTTCTGCCGCCAGCTTCTCGCGTGCTTCACGCTCCGCCTTGGCTTGTTCCTCTGCCCGGATGGCCGCACGCTCGGTTTCCATGCGGCGCTGCTCGGCTGCCTGGTGCTCGGCAATCCGAGACTTCACCAGGGCCTGCAGGTCGTCCGTGGCTTTCAGGACAATGGTCGCGGCGTCCGGGAACAGGGCGCGATAGTCGGCGGCGTTGTCGCGCAAGTACTGCAGATTGAGGTCGATGCGGTCTGCAATGGCGCTGGCTTCAATCTTGGCGCGGGCCAGTTCGTCGGAAACCTTGCTTTCCATGCTGGCCAGGGATTTCAAGCCCTTGACCACGCCGCCGAAGTCGGTAGCGATGGTTGGCATGTAGGGCTTGCCAAGCCGGGTATTCATGGCGTCGATGTGCGCCTTGAATTTGGTTGCTCCAGCGTTGACGATTTCGAGCTTGCGGCGGTCCTTTTCGGCCTTGAGAATGTCCTCGGCGAGCTTGACGTTCTGCTGTAGCAAAGAGTCCAGCATGTCCTTGGTCTTCTTGGCCTGGTCAACCGGCTGCACCTGGGCCAGCATCTGCGCCTCTGCCGCCTTGAGGGCTTCGCGGGCCTTTTTCATGGCCCTGATCTGCTCGTCAAGGTCGGCAAAGTCTTGATCGGATTCGGGCTTGCGGATCAGCTTGTTTTCCAGAAAGTCGCGTAGGCGCTGCTCAAACACCTTGAAGTTGTCCTGCAGGGCGATCTGGCCGGATACCTGCACTACGGGAGCGGGTAGCGCCTCTACTGCCTCGGCGACGACTTTCTCGGTCTTGATTTCGCTGGGCACGTATTCGGCCAAATCCTTCTCGAACTGCTCCCAGCCGGCCACGATCTGGGCGCGCAGGGCAAGGTCTGGCTCATACCAGCAATGCCCTTCCGCAAGCAGCGCCCCGTCCTCCCAATGGGATGCCATGAACAGCACGCGCTCGCAGCCTGACACCATGGCCTGATGCTCCATCTGAACCCGGTACATCAGCGGCAAGTCAGCGCCCGTGCGACCTTTAACCAGGGCGAAGCGCAATTCGGCGTTAAGGCTCTTGTGTTCAAACGCGATGTGTTCCACCATCGTCAGGCCGTCAAAGCTGGCGCTGTATTTGCCCTCGGAGCCGGTGACCGGGAAAAGGTCTTCGCCGATGATCTTTTCGGCCAGCGGGCGGGCCAGGGCTTCAAAGCGGTGACCGTCATCGAACCGGCGCTGGGTTCCCGCGTCGACCTCGGGCGCAATTCCGGTGTGCAAGCGGTGCAGCAGCTGGGTGCGCGTTT